CAGGAATATGTAATGATTGATGTGTATTAAATGTGCCATGTAATTCTACATCAGTGCTAACGTTTAGTGTGTAGACTGTTGCAGTTCCTTGTGATACGAACCAATGTTCTGAACGTTCTTGGTGTCGTTGCATAGACAGTTTCTGTCCAGGCATTACTGTTAATTCTTTTACTTTGACTTCGGGACCGTCTTCGTGTAACACTCTATAGTACCCCCAACTTCGGTTTGTTTTAGGTTGCTTATACTCTTGTAATATCCAACTACTACTATTTAACTTATTAGTACCACCAACTCCGTAAACAAATTCTACCTTGTCTGTATAAGTTCTCTCTTCTGGTACAGTACCTTGTTTTCTATCTCCACCGTTTGCAAATATGACATGACTATTGTGTCCTATAGTACACATAACTTTAAATATTGCACCGCAGGCAGTATCATCAGAATCGTCAAAGCTGACAACATGATCGACCATTTTTAAATTTTGAATTATTGAAAGGCGTTCGCTGTAGGGCATGAATGGTTTACCTTTTTTACGAGTAAGCCATTCATCACTATTGATGCCGACGACAAGTTTGTCGCCAAGTTTTTTTGCTTCGTTGAAGTAAGCTAAATGTCCTGAGTGTATAGGGTCAAAACCGCCCGTGACTAATACAACCTTTTGCATAGTTGTATTTAAACGTTATCTGTTTTCAGCTTCTATATGTTGGATCATTGTCTCTGGGTCTGTACAAGTGTAAGGATCATCGTCCTCATCGGTGTGATTCAAACCAGGTTCAATGTATGCTTGTTGAACTATTCCGTTAACAACGTATACTGCATATCTCCAACTTCTATTGGCAAATCCTTTTGCACGTTTAGTACAAAGCATACCCATTGAGTCAGTAAAGTCTGCATTACCGTCAGCTAATAGTTTAACATTTTTAATGCCTAATGATTCTGCCCAGGCATTCATTACAAACCCGTCATTGACTGATACACAGTATACTTCGTCAACTCCTGCTTGTTTAAACCTGTCATACATTTCTTCGTATCCAGGTAATTGTTTTTCAGAACACGTAGGTGTAAATGCACCTGGTAAACTAAAAATTACAACTTTTTTATTTTTACAAAGATCCTGTGAGTGTTGTAATACAAACTCTCCAGCAACTCGTTGAACGAAATCAGCTTGTGGAATATTATCCCATTTTTCAATTACTGATCTTGCACCAGGCTTGCTCACTGCAAGTCTTTCTTGATGATCAACCGCAGGCCTTTGATTACCACTGTATTGTTTAGATACTTGTGAAGTAGTACTAGCAGTCGGTGTATTTTCACTTATTTTCATAAATGTATTTCTTCCTTAGTTATGTTAATTATAGACTTGCGTCTTCCATTCCTGCAACTCGTAACTTAACTATGTTAGTAAGTTGCCATTGTTTTTGATCTAGTGCCTTAGTAATGCCTAACCATTTATTTCGCATAAGAGCAAACTCGTTAATAATCTTTTCATAATCAACTACGTCTGCTTCACCGTCAACATATTTTTCAACATCTCGACTGCTTAATGCTCTCTGGTAATTTTCCAAATACTTTTTGAAAAACGAACTTCTTAAACGTCTAAGTTCAATGTTCAGGTATTCAAGTATTGCTTCAAGCTCTTGCAATTGATTGAATCGTTGTTCTACTAGTCCGGGCATTTCTGCGGCCGCACGTTCTACATTACCTTTGATGAATGTCTCTTTACGAGCCTGTGCTAATTCATCTTCGTAATAAGCAACTGCATCAGGAATCTTACTGATGTCTTTTGCAATATCTGAATACCATCCCATTAATAATCCTCTGACTCTTGATCGAAGTCGTCAACGTCTTCTTCCAAATAATACCCAATAGCCTTATCTAAATCGTGATCTGAACCTAAAGCATCTCTAAATGCTTCATCTTCTGTACCAAAGTCTGCACATAAATCTACAAACTTTTCTGATACAGTATCGATATGTTTTTTATCCAAATACTCTTTAAATACTTGCCACGTCTCTACTATCTGTGTACCATCCATAATGTTTTTACTCCTCAGGGTTACTGTCCTCTTCAACATCAGCTTCGGTCATTGTAACATCGGCTGTGTCGTTGAATGCACTCATAATTATGTCTAACTTGTCGCCACCCCAGTCTTTTCGATATTCAAGATGTTCGGCTCCTTTGCTATCCACGTATTTAAGTCTGTTACCCTGTTGAGTTAACAGTCCTTTTTTCTCAAACAAGTCAACCAATCCACTGTATGGATTCATACCTGTTTCATAAGGGATCTTAACCTGTACGCCTTCAAACGGTTTTGCATATCTAGTCTTCATAACTTTGCAACCCGCTCTAATGCCACGTACATCAGTTACTTTCTTACCATCAAGGTCCTCTTTTAGTTTCAACTTCTTCATTGCTACTACAATCGAACTTGCATAGATAAATCCTTGTCCACCTGATATTTTATCATCTGGATCAAACATATCTTGTGATGCATAAGTGTGGTTAGTACATACTAGTCCTACGTTGTGTGCACCAATCATGTTAACAGTATTACGTACAAGTGATGTTAGTGCTTTAGGTTTACGACCCATATCACCCTTCATATCACCCTTATTAAACTGATCAACATCTGTAGGTGTTAGTAACATACCCAAACTATCAATAACAAACAACACCTTAGGTCGGTCTTCGTCTGACATTTCTCTGTATTCTGACATAAATGTACTAATAGTTTTAGCAACATCATCAATCATACTCATGTTTAGTTTAAGTAGTTTTTCTGGAGTAGTATCTACGTTTAGTGCTTGTAACCACTTTTCATCAAGTGCGTTCTCTGAGTCAATTAATACTACAAAGATATCTTGATCTTGTGCCGCCTTTACAATGTTACCTGCACAGATATAACTTTTACCTGCACCAGATTCTCCTGCAAAAACAGTTACCTTACCTAGCGGAACACCTCTATGGAAGTCACCACTAATAAGATAGTTTAAGGCATAGTTACCGGTCGAAATCCAATCAGTCGGATCGTTAAATCCACTACTCATGCCTGTGATAGATTTCGTTAAGTTTTTACGAAACTTAGAAACGTCAAATGCTTTATTAGCCATTGTATCTCCTTAATCCATATACTCGGGGTTGCCGAAACAACCCCTTGTATAAATTTAATTAACCTTGACGATTGCGGATCATTGCAAGAATGTCTTCCGCTTTGTTGTTATCACCTGCAGGTGCAGTAACTGGTGCTTCAACTGGTGCTACTGCTTCAGTTGTTGCCTGTGCTACTGGTTGTGCCGCTGGTGTCGGAGCCGCCGCTGGAGTTGGAGTACTTGCCTTTACAGGATCACCTGTTCTTGCACTTACGCCTGCTGGTCTAAAGTATTGACCAAAAGCCTCCATGTCGTATGCTTCGCCATCAACTGATGCTTCAAACATCTTCTTGATAACACCAACTGCTACATCATCTGGCTTCTTAGGAAGATAATCAGATAAGTTAAACAAACTGTTATCTTCGATTGCTTTATACTCAGTTTCATCTAATGGACGATCTTTACGTGACCAATTTGAAGTTGAGTAATCAGCATAACCGCCTTTAGAAGTTTTTACAATTCTAAAGTCTACGCCTTGAGTGTAATCCGTTGGTAACTCATTCATGTCCGGATCCATCAAAGCACCTTTAATGATTTGAAAGATTTGTGGACCAATAATGAATCGTCTTACTGGATTTGCTGGAGTTGAATCCTCTTTTAAAGGATTGTCTGTAACAAAGCCTTGGAATACATATGAACGTTTTTTCCAATACTTACGTCCCATGTCTTCTAAGTTTTTGTCTTTAAACCAACCACGTACTTCTGAAAGTACTGGACAAGTTTCACCATACATTTCCATACATGGTACTTGTACCTGTACAGGGCGAGAGTCTGTCTCACCTTTGATTCCAGCAAATGGAAGTTTGATCATCAAACGTTCTTGCCAGAAGAATGTATTATTTTCGTCACCGTCAGGAAGGAAACGGACAGTTGATGTCTCGCCTTCTTTTAAGTTCCAAAATGGGTAAATTGCGTTGTCGCCACCTGATTGATTACCGCTTGTGCGGGTTTCTTGCTCTTTTAGTTTTGCACGAATGTCTGCTAATGTAGCCATAATATAAGCCTCCTATTTAGTTGTTAAGCCTTCGTTGCTTGTTGTTGTGCCTTTTAGTAGTGTAGCACAGTTTTATATGTTACACTAATATACTTATAAAGTCAACCTTTATGTTACCAAAAAAGTGACTTTACGTCTTAAACGCCTGCTAGGTGTTTAATTCTTTCCATCTCACGATCTTTACCTGCCTTTAATCTAGAAATCATCTTCTCAGCAAATGGTATTGCCTTGTCGCCAAATTCTTTTTCACAAGCTGTAACTATCGCAGTTTCGCCTTTTGGAAAACTATTGCTAGTGTAGTCGTAGTGTGACTTAACTAGTTCTTCTAGTTTTTCCCCTGGTGTTCTTTCGTCATCGTTGTTCATTGCCTTGTCATCTTTTTCAATGCTACCATCTGGATTCATTTTAACATCGATGGTGTCATCATCTTCCTTGTAGCCTTTTTCTTTTGCTTCGGCATCTAGTTCCGCTTTCTTACGAATAACTTCTTTTTTAAGTTTTTCGTCTTTGTGTGTATGCGGATCCATTTGTATATCTTGGATAGCTTTCTTCTTAGCCATATAATCTTCTTTGTCTTTGATATCTTCTGTAGGTTCTGTAGGTGTAGCTTCTTCACCTTGTTCAATTTTAGAAACCAAATTTGGTGCTTTTGCTTTTACATATTTGGTAATCAAAGGTCTAATATCTGTAGTAGACTCCTTCTGACCTAGTTTTTTGAACATCTCTATAAGTTCAGGATCGTCTATGACTCCCTTCAAACTTGTGATCGCATTCATTCCGTTCACACCAGCTTGGAATTCTTGCACCATTAAGCCGTTTAGTTTTTCAATAGCGGCCTCTTGGGTTTTACCATCGCCGTTTACTAAAGCATCTTCCTGTTCTCCCACTATGCTTGACATTTCATATTCGAAACTGTCTTCAGGTGATAATTGCTCGTCAATATTAAAGCCTTCTGCTTCTAGTGCCTTAGCACATTCTTCTCTTGACGCCATTGTGTGACATATGATACTTGCGTTATCCATCTCACTTGGTTCACAACTACAATCAATACCAGCTTTTTTACAAGCCTCTTCAGCCGCTTTACAGTCAGCATCGCTAACTCCACGTTCTGAATCTAAGTCGCCATCCATTTTAAATGTATGTGCGTGTGCTTCTTGTCCGCCCTCATGTCCTATAGCTTCGTCTTTGATTAAATCTTGTTGATGTTTAGCAAGTTCTTCCATTGAATCAAATGGTCCACCTGTTTCTTCTCCATCTCTATAAGAATAAAACTTTCCGCCCTTGTGTACAGCTGACAAACCATATTTGTTCATACCCATATCACTTGGACCTACTTCTTCAATTTTATTCTTTTCACTTACTAACTTGTTAATGTATGGGAATACACTTTTTAGTTCTTCGTTAAAAGTTCTAATAGTTAGTTCGTCAATCCAACTGTTTTGTAATTCTTGTGGAACTTCT